AAAATCTACGTTTATTAAAGGTAGGGGCTTTGCGGACAAGTCTATTTCATCTTTAAAGCTGAATCCAAAGCAAACGGCTAACCAATTACAGTCTGAACTATGTGATTTTGCAGGGCTGTTTCGTGGCATTGCGCTGAAAGTTATTTACAATGTACTTGGCGAGCCATTCAGGGTGTATGCTTTAGAGTTTGAATGTGTACGCGCAACGGATGAGGGCGGTTATTACTTCAATAAAGAGCTGGCAGACGGGAAAGACAAAAAGGAAAACCGTATCTATATGGATGTTTTCGACAGCCACGAAACATCAAATAGCCGACTACGTAGGATTACAGAACAGATTGAAGAATATGGCTATCAGATAGGCGACATTGTCTATCATTTCGAGCAAAAGGCAGGGCAAAAGATTTATCCAAAACCTGTTGCATGGGCTGCAATGGAAGAAATCGAGAGCGATGCAGCACTTGGTCGGTTGGATTGGCGCAACGTAAAGAAAGGATTTCGACCAGATGCGATATTAACAACGGTTGGAAAACTTGATAACACCGAAGAAGACGAAAGTGGTAGAACGGAACAGGATTATTTTGATGAAGAACTAGAACAGTTTTCAGGTGAAAACGCTACATCATTATTAAATATTCAAGTTGGCAAACTAGAAGAAGCGCCTACATTAATAACCTTCGATTCCGAAAAGCTACTCAACGCAACCACGCAAGCGGTTGACAGGGTGGGTAGAAGGGTTTGTCGTGGAATGGAAGTGCCTACTATACTTATACCGGGCTTTGCTCAAAGTGGACAACTTGGGAACACTCAGGAACTACTTAACACGATGAAGTTATTCGGGTTAATTTCGTTAGATATTCAGAGATTAGTTAGCGAAGCATTCGAGATGGTTTTTCCTTTACTTGATTGGGCAATTGAGCCACTAGAATTGATTGAAGATACTCCTGATTGGTTGGTTGCTAAGTTAACAGCAGACGAGATTAGAGAGCTTGGAGGGTATTCTCCAATTGACGAAGAAACAGGCGCGAGTAGCAGCGCAACGGCTGACGCGCTTGCAGCACTATCCCCATTAGTTGCAACCAAGGTGCTTGATAGAATGTCAACCGAGGAAATTAGAGGCTTGATTGGGTTGAAGGGAAGTCCAATATTACCTGAAGAAGAAACACCATGATTGATAAACAATATTTAGTTGACTCGAAGGTAATACCCTTAAACATCAACGTATCAGGTGACAAGGTACTTCCGTATATGTACCCCGTATTCGAGGAATTGCGTAATACTTTACCTGTTATACTTTACGCGGCACTTGACGCTTTGAGTCAGGAATATGTTAAGGAATGGAGCATCACAAATACCTACGTAACTGATGAAAAAGTAACGGTAATTGAAACGGGTGTATTGAAGATGTTCAAGGCGGCACGAGGCAACAGCGATTCAAAACCAACCACGGCAAATACAGCCCATTGGAGAGAGGTGCAACTCGGAACTTTCTTAGTTGGTTACGTTCAACCATACTTAGCGCATTCAACGTTCTACGGTTACTCAATCAATAGCGGTGTTAACGTTAGCCATCAAGGATTGCAGCAGATTTCTAACGAAACGGCTTCTCCCGTAACAGGCAATAACCTTCAAGCGTTCTTAAATTACTGGAAGAACCAAGCCAATTTAAAGAGACGTTCAATGCTCAATCATTTGGACACCATGAGCAATACTTTAGACACGGTTGGGTACTTGAAGATTGAAGAAAAAAAGAAAACCACATCCTATCAGATTAGAGGGATAGGAAAACAGATAGACAGATTACCAATCAATAAAGACTTATACTATTATGGCGGTAATATTTAATCGAGTTACTCTAAAATCCTACTTTGATTCGGGAGATGCACCAAGTTCATCGCAGTTCAGGGCTTTCATCGATGCAATGGCTATGAAATACACGGAGGTTGTAACGTTGGCATCAAATACGGATACAACCATTACACATAGTTTCGGTGAAGAGGTCGGGATAGTTCAGGCGGTAGATACTGACGGAATTGCAGTCGGTGTTAACTGGCGTTTAGATTCAAGCGACCCAACTAATAAAGTAATAATCAACAGCGGAAAAGCCTATTCAGGTGTTTCGGTTACAATGCTAACGAAATGAAAAACCTAATTCTATTTGTATTGCTGTTTGCTTCAATAGGAGCAACAGCACAGAACCAAGATGCCAACCCATTCGGGGGAGTGTATTACAACGACCATTCTAACTACCGAATGTTTGGTGCTGATGTACTAACTCGAAGCACAAGAGCCACAGCCGAAGCGCGTACTAACGTTATTAAAGGCGACCATCTTTACGACACCCTAACGGCTGAGATACTTCTTTACAATGGCTCTGCTTGGGTAGGAATAAGCGGTGGTAATACGTTAGACGAATCTTACGACCAAGGCGGAGATGGTGTAGGTCGTGAAATCACAGCCAACGATGGCGCGGTTAAGATAGCAGGAGAGGATGGTCTACTTGTCACGGGAACATTCGGAAGTGGCGCGGCTACTGAAATCTCAGGCGCAGGAACTAGGATGTTTTTCAATCCAAAGAAAGGTGCATTTCGGGCTGGGAATGTTTCTGGTACAGAATGGGATGACGCTAATATTGGTAATGGGTCTGTTGCGTTTTCTTCTAACTCTAAAGCGTCTGGAATTTCTTCAATAGCAACAGGTACTGGAACAACGGCTTCTGGCGAAGTTTCAACTGCAACAGGTACTGGAACAACGGCTTCTGCTACAGCCGCAACAGCAATGGGTACTAACTCAACCGCATCGGCAAACACGGCAACCGCAGTAGGGTATGAAGTTAATTCTAAATCATTTGCAGAAACTTCAATTGGAACTTACAACACGGACTACACGCCAACTTCAACAACAGTATTTTCAGCAACCGACCGCATTTTTGGAGTAGGTAACGGAATATCAGGCGCGTTATCAGATGCTTTGGTTATCCTAAAGAACGGCAAAACAACCTTGCCAAGCACAACGGGGTCATTCACGCCTAACGTGCTAACTACAACTGAGCGTAACGCACTAACGGCAACGGCTGGAATGATGATTTACAACAGCACCACAAACAAGCACCAAGGGTATGATGGCTCAGCTTGGAATGACTTTTACTAATGGACTTCCTCAAAGAACTTTTAGACCCTAACGGGAAGTACTCGACAACACGCGCCACGGTCATTTGGCTAGTTGTTAACGCGGTGTTTATGGGGTGGTATGTTCTCATATTTGGAACTGAACACGCAACGGAGGCGACCATGATAATGGGTGCAGTAACGGCTATTGCTTCGGGATTAAAAGTTTATCAAAAATCACAGGAAAAAGATATTAATTAGAAATGGACAGTTCAACAGTATTTTTAGAAGCTGCAAAGGTATTGGGATTTGGAACGGGTGGAACTTTTGTTGGCTATTTTGCGCAAAAGCAAGCGGCTAAATCTGAAGCGATAAAAGAACTTCAAGTTATTAAGACCGAATACAAAGAGTTTGCTGAGTTTACCAAAAAGGAACTAACCGAAATCAAGCTGGAGCGCAAAGAGTGCGCCTCTGAAAATGCCATAATGCTTGATAAAATCAACCTTCTAAATTTGGAGGTAAACGACCTGACTATGGCAATGCACAATATAATCGGCACAGCAAAGGGAAAGGAGAAACCATTGAACAAAGGATAATGCTATGTTTACACCATGAAAAAACTAATTCTATTACTTTCAATCGCTGTATTCGCTTCTTGTAACAAGACAGAAACCCCCGAACGATGCGCCCAATGTCTTAAATTAAACGGTCAGCTTTGGTCTTTGGTTTGTGAGAGCGAACTCGACACAATGACTATTAATGAATACGTAGCTTATTGGGATAACGCGGGTGACTTAAATTGTGCCATTAAGTAATGCCAACAGCGGCACAAATAGTTTCTTCCAAATTAGAAGCACTAGAAAACGTTCCGAAAAACTGGGCTAAGTCAATTGAGGGGTATCAACCAAAACTATTCGCTAGGCTTTCACGGTTACTCGCAGACCTAGAAACGGTTGACGGCTCACTTGCAATGAGCGTTAACAACCTCACTTCAATTGATACAATATTAGTTGAACTGAGGGCGTTTATGACCCAAGGCGAATACGTTAAAATCGTTTCTCAGTTCGCTAACGAGTTCACTATCCAGCAAGGGGTTACAGCTTCTTATTTCGGCACGTTAGGAGTTGAACCG